CCCCTCCTGATTGACCGGAAGGGCTGGCTAGTTCTGTTAGGTACACCCAAGGGTAGGCTAAATCAGTTTTACGAATATTATGAAATCGCCCAAACCTCCCGTGATTGGTTTCACAAGGATATGAAGGTCACAGATACCAAGATTCTCCCCGTAGATGAGACTGACCGCCTAAGGGCTTCGGTCAGTGAGTCTAAGTGGAATCAAGAGTTTACGAATGACTTTTCCGCTGAACTTTTGGGTACTTACTATTCGACCATAATTAACACGCTAGAGGCACGCGGGCAGATAAACCCCGACGTACTGCATGACCCGCATCAACACACCCATGTCGCCTTCGATATTGGGCGCGGTGACTCCACGGTGGCTTGGTTTTGGCAACAGCGGCCGGATGGGCTGGCGATAATCGACTGTTACGCCAACAATGGCGAGCAAGCGCAGCACTATATCGACTACCTGACATCATCAGAGTACGATTTGGGTAACGTATGGCTGCCGCATGACGCGAGGGCTTTAACCTTCGCTACTGATAAGAGCGCATTAGAGCAGTTTTTAGCCGCTTTTGACAAAACCACCACTAGCGTACACATTACGCCTAAATTGTCTGTAGAGGACGGTATAGAGGCCACACGACAGACTCTACCGCACTGTCACTTCAACGCGACCACTTGTTGGACAGGAATTGAAGCTCTACGGGTGTATCGCAAGAAGTGGGATGAGCTTCATCAGTGCTATTCTGACAAGCCTCTCCATGACTTCGCATCAGATTTCAGCGATAGTTTCAGATACCTTTCGATAGTCGCTAATGTTAAGAAGCAGAAGCCCCCAAGTTCGTTAAACAAGGTAGATACCACGAAAGTTGGCTTAGCCACCTATAATTTAGATAAACTCTATAAAGACCGTGAGAAGAGTAGCCATCGTCGCATACAAAAATTGAGGATTTAGCATGTCAGGTTCAATGTCCACCGCCACTGGCGCAACAATTGAGTCCAAAAAGGACTTCAAAGAAACGCCCCAAGGTAAGTACAACTATTGGAGTGAGGAACTTCAAGCCGCGCAGCTAACGCTCAGAACATTTCACAAGCAAGGGGACAAGATTAATGCAAGGTATCTGGGCAAGAACAAAACAAGAGAGGAGGGTTTTAAGCTCAATCTTTTCCATTCTAACGTCACTACTCTCGGGGATATGCTCTACGGCAATACGCCTAAAATTGATGTGTCTCGCCGGTATGCCCAAGCGGACGACGATGTAGGCCGTGTAGCGGCAGAAATGATTGAAAGGCTACTGAACCTCGACATTGCCGCAAACGGCGCTGAAATCGACGCTGTGTTGCGTTCTACGTTACAAGACCGCCTTCTACCAGGCTTGGGCTGCGCCCGTGTCCGGTATGAGATGGAATCAGAGCAGGTAGACACCCCCGATGGCCCACAAGAACAACTTATTAGCGAAGCAGCCCCAGTAGAATATTATTTCTGGGGTGATGTGCTTTGGGGTTGGGCTAGAAACTGGGCTGACGTGCCTTGGTTAGCATACCGCTCTTACCTCACCAAAGATGAGATAGAGGAAAGATTTGGCGAAGATGCTGCGGATAATATCCCGCTCAAGAAGCAAAAGGCGGCGGTAGAAGACGAGAACAGCCGAGATTCAGACGAAGATGGCGCGTGGATGAAAGGCGAGATATGGGAAATTTGGTGCAAGGAGACCAGAATAGTCCATTGGATAGCCTTCGGTTATGACAAGCAGTTGGAAGAAAAAGAAGACCCTCTTCAATTGCAGGACTTCTTTCCGTCACCCCCATTCCTCTTAGCTAACCCAACCACGACGCTATACCTACCCACAGCAGACTTCACCCTTGCTCAAGATTTGTACAATGAGGTGGATAAACTACAAACTCGTATCAGTATCATCACAGAAGCGGTAAAAGTCGTAGGCGTTTATGATGCCTCAGCAGACGGCGTACAACGCATGTTTCAGGAAGGTATGGACAATGACCTAATACCTATTGATAAGTGGGCGTTATTCGCTGAAAAGGGCGGTATAGCGGGTCAGCTTGATTGGCTACCCCTACAGGACATTGTAAACGCCCTCGATAAGCTAGTGCAGCTACGCGACGACACCATAGGCTTACTCCAGCAAATCACAGGTATGTCAGACGTTATGCAAGGCGGCCTCAAGAATCAATATGAGGGCGTAGGGCAGTCAGAAATGAAGGCCAAGTTTGGCTCTATCCGCATTCAGGCGTTACAAGACCAGTTTGCGCGGTTCGCCAGCGACCTCATGCAGATTAAGGCAGAAGTCATAGCAAGACACATCTCGCCGCAAACAATCGCCCAGCAAGCCAACATGGAGTTCAGTGTTGACCGTGAGTTAGTGCCTCAAGCAGTCGAGTTAATCAAGAACCCTGGTAAAGCAAGGCTCAGAGTGGCCATTAGACCTGAAAGTGTAGCCATGGTTGATTACGCGCAACTCAAGAATGAGCGCACAGATTATATTAATGCACTCGCAACCTTCATGCAGTCGGCAGGCCCGATGATAGAGAATGACCCATCCAGCAAACCGTTCTTGTTACAACTCCTTCAATGGGGAGTAGCAGGATTTAAAGGTGCATCAGAAATAGAGGGCGTGGTCGATAAGGCGATAGAAGCATCTCAACAAGCAGAGAAAGAAGCCCAAGCAAACCCACAGGCCGACCCAGAGCAAGCAGCACAACAAGCCGCCTCGCAGCTAGATCAGATGAAGCAGCAAGGTGAAATGCAGAAAATCCAAGCTAAGGCACAAGCAGATGCACAAACCAGAGAGCATGACATGCAAGCAGATATCCAAACTGCTATGGCTACGCATCAAGCTAAATTGGCTGAAATTGAAGCTGAATTGCAATCTACTTTGGCTGAGACTCAAGCTAAGTTACAAGCAGATGTCCTAGTCGAGCAAGTGCAGGCTCAGTCAAACATGGCGCAAACCAACGCCACGGTAGAGGGCGAGGTTCGCAAGGATGTGGTGGAAGCCAAGCTGGATATTGCCAAAGAGCAAAACAAAACGGCCAACAAGATAAACGAAATAGCCATCAGCGCGGCGGCAAAAATCAAGGAAGCCAAGGCTAAACCAACACCAACACCAACACCAACACCAACGGGAGCTAAAGGTGAGTGACCTTAGAAACGACATACAGAACGCTATGTCCAACCAACCAGAACCGGCGTTCATGCAGCGCGTGGCTAATCCGCAGGATTATCCAGTTATCAACAATGACGACGGCAGCGTGTCCACACACCGAATGGCGGCAGAGGTAGACGAGCAGGGGAATTGGTACGCATTCCCGACAATAGTTCAGATGCCCGACGGCTCACTAAAACAGTTTGATGATAACCATGAAGCGTTGAGATACAACAAGCGGATAGGGAACGTAAAACCCTTTAGTGGTATGGATGAGGCACTACATTTCGCCGAAGGAGGGTACAAAACCCCTGAGTTCCTAGAGTCTGCAAGACAGAGAGGGTTAGGTGAGTAGATATACGCCATCAGCCGCAGGTAAAGGCTCAAATCGCAGAGAGGGAAAAGGGTTTGAAGACAGCTTCGACAAAATCTTCGGAAACAAAACCATCGAGCGCGGGAGGTACATTCAAGACCCGACCACAGGTAAGCTGGTCAAAGCAAGCGAGTATGACCGCCCTACACCAGCTATCGAATACGCGGCGGTACACGGTGATTTCGATAGCTTTGTTAGTCCTATTGACCATAGCGTTATTGATGATAGGGGTAAGTTGCGTGAGCATAATAAGCGCCACGGCGTTACAAACGCTGCGGATTATTCACCGGAATATCTGGCAAGTCGTCGTAAACAAGCGCAGCCCACCAGACAAGAACTAAAACAAGAGCGATTCCACGCAATACGCAAATCGCTACACCAGCACGGCATCTACGACTAGGAGATACATCCATGAGCATGAGAGCAGATTTTGAAGCAGCGTTTGAAGATTCAGATTTACCTAATGAGCCTACGTCGCAAGAGGTATTAGATGAGGACATCAGCGAAAGCGCGGACACCTCAACAGACGAGGACGCAGGAACACCAGCTAGTGAAAGCGAAGATGAAAGCGCGGGTGAGTCTACAACAGATACCATAGCAGAACCGGCCATCGACTCCGACATTGCTGCGAGCGAGGGTACCGAAGGAATAGCAGCCCCAGACGAAAGTGAAACCAGCGTTAAAGCACCTATTGATTGGACACCCAAACAACGTGAAGACTGGTCTAAAATTCCGCGCCACCTGCAAGAAAAAGTTATCAGTCGTGAAAAAGAAATGGCGACAACGATGCAAGAAACGGCAGTCGCGAGGCAGACGCATCAGCAAATGAGCCAATTAGCGCAGACATACGGCTCAGTGTTAGGTGCAGAAGGCTACAAGAACCCAATGGACGCAGTGGCAGGGACTTTCCAAGCCATATCACAGCTACGCATGGGTAGTGAAGCATCCAAAGCACAGGCAATGGCGGGGCTAATCCAGCATTACGGGATTGATATAAACGCCTTAGACAGCGCCCTTGTCGGTTCTGCCCCTGACCAAAGCAGTCAACAGAATCAGCAACTAGAGCAGATGCTTGAGCAGCGCATGGCACCTGTGAACCAGTACATGCAGCAACAAGCCCAGCAGCAGCAGCAACAAGCCCAGCAGCAGAAGCAACAAGCGGATAACGCGGTAATTGGGTTTTCTGAAAATGCAGAGTTCATTAACGACGTTCGCGGCGACATGGCAGACTTGATGGATATGGCGGCCAAGCACGGCACTAGCCTAACGCTCCAACAGGCATACGATAAAGCCTGTGCGATACACCCTGAAATTAGCCAAGTCGTACAGCAAAGACAGCAGCAGCAGCAGCTAATGGGTAATAACAAAGCCCTTGCAGGCAAAAGAGCGGCAGCGTCATCCATTAGCGGACGTAAAGGGGGTTTGCCAGCGGCTAACGCCAATATGTCCATGCGTGACCAGATTTCCGCATCATGGGATAACTTAGCGCAGGGTTGACACTCAATACTAGCTTGCTACTATGTGGACTATAGGACTTTTCTACACACCTCCCCAGCCTCGGTAGCAGGCGGTTCCTGTGAATGGTCGATA